AACAACAGGTGTGCCAGCGTCAATATCCAACGCAGTTGCATTGTGAACTTGGCTAATTGTGACATCACCAACGGTTGGTGCGCCAGACACGATGTCGGTTGACGTTAAGTGTACTTCCTCAGCCGCCGTTGCAGCAGCAACAGTCGGCTCGCCAAACGTAATCCCCGTTGCCGCTAGTGTGTTGACTTGGGAAATAGTGGAGGTCTCAACAGTCGGCACGCCTGTTACAATGTCAGCCCCAGTAAGGACGTGATTGTGGTCTAGGTCAGGCGAGCCAACAACAGGTGCGCCGCTGGTAATGTCAGCGCTGGTTAAGGATTGATCTGATGTCGCGGTGGCATCTGCAACCGTAGGCACGCCCGCCGTAATATCATCAGACGTAAGGACATGAAACTGAGAGATTGTTGAGGCAGCAACCGTGGGTGCGCCTGCAACAATATCATCAAGGCCAAATGCTGCTTCCGCAACAGCCCCAGTATCCGCTAAGGGGGCAGCAGCTAATGGGGAAAAGCCAAGCATGTGTTACTCCTACGGTTTAGTGGGCCACGTTACGCTGTATGGAAAGCCAGTTTGACCTGTTATATCACGAAGTGCCTGCCGATACAGTTCCCATTCTGCTGGGATGTTCTGGCCACGTTCGTAGGACTTGATAACGATCCAGTCAGTCTCTTGCAGCAGGCCATCACGGCGAGAGCGGATGTTGCGTTCTGCCTGCTCAATCGGTTGCTGTTCGACCAAATAGGGCAACACCCAACCACCATCGACTTGCTCAAAGGCACCATCCGTCAGCCTATGCGTCAGGCCATCGTATTCAGGTGCGACAGGGCGTGTGTATGGATACACGTCATAGCTTGCCAGAAGGTCATCAGGGATCAGCTTTGGAAAGCTGGTTTGCGGATTATCACGGCGCAGTTGTCCTAGCGTGTATTTTGCTGGGGTGCCGTTTGTGAGTTTCAAGTGCATTAAATGTCCTTACACGAAAGAGGCTGCGACCATTTTAAAAGAGTTTTGTGACGCACCAGTCGTTAGGTTTAAGCCATCTATCTGGTAGTTTGTACCACCGCCAGATTTTGAGCCGCTAATTATTCCAAAGTAAGTTTCAATCCCAAGGGTATCATCGACAGTTACATCACCATCAAAAGACGCTTCGCCATCAAAGGCCACGGTCAATGCAGCAAAAACTATGACAAAACCAGCAGGGTCAACGTCAATTAAGACTTGTCCAGTTGTGTCAGATATTTCCCCCTGATCGGAGGCTGTGTCATCAAGCGTGGCCACACCATCAAGTTCGTAAACCTCAATGCCAGAGCGCAAGACGTCAGAACCCGACCATGTGATATCAGCGTCAATAGAAGAACCTGTAATGCCAGTAACGTAATAGATAGCAGCGGATGTCCTATCGTTCGGTGAAGTATAACTTGTAGCGGTTCCGATCAACACTGCTTCCGTTGCAGTTATACCATTTATAGTGCATCCTGTAATTCTATTGTAGTCGCTTGTGGATGACCCAAAACCTACGCAGATAACGTAAGTATAACTTGAGTTACAGGTATGAGTCACAGAAAACGGTCTTGTCCCACCATTCCCTTGGTCTGGAGTATAGGTAGCATTTCCGATATAAGTAATATTACCCACAGCCCCACTTGAAACCCCAGCCGCAGCCTGTTGCATCAGCCTAGCAACACTCATGCCATTGCTCCACCAGCAAGGAAGCCATAGTAAACAGTCCCGCCATCTTGAGTGTAGAACGAGTAAACATTCGTAGCGCCACTAGCAGGGGCGTCAGGAGCCGTACCACCAGCCCAGTCAACCGAGGCAGGCCAAGTCACAGTAACCGTAGCTGAAGGCGTTACCTTGAGTGTGAAGCCGTAGGCCGAACCTGTAGCTGGGGGATTGCTGAACGCATAGGTCACATTGGCAGAAGGCGCATCAGAGAACACGTTGCCCGTGGACAAGTCGAGAGTGCCAGTAGTGATGTCACCGACTGTTTCACCAGCAGGTGATGCCTCAAAGAAGCCCTTTGTGTAGTCGATGACAATGCTCATTATACTGCAACGCTCCCGTCCATGTCGTCCTGAGCCATTACCCAAGAATAGCACTTGTCCAAGAAAGCGTCACCAGATGCAGCCTGAACGTCATCTAGGTTTGCGTTGTACCGCTTGAAGTCCACCTCACGAGTGTCGTCACCGGGTGTAGCTGTCGCATATGCTGACAGGTCAATCATCACTGTGAACTTTGGATCAGTTCCACGTTGACGGCTGATTGCCGCTGTCACGATGCGGTAGTAAGCGTTGTTAAAAGCGATGCCATATTGGGAGACACCTTCTGCGATGTTGTTTTGAATAGCCATTGAGTTTCTCCTTTAGGCGTAAGTTACTTCAGATGTGTGGATCGTAGCGACCCACCTGATGTTAGTTGATGCTGCACCTGTGACTTCGATCTTCAAGCCACCGTTGGTCGTGTCTGCGCTGAGAGCCATGCCCCAAGCTGGAGTGTTGTCCAAGACAGTTGTAGCACTGTTGACCAGCACTGTCGTGCCTGCACTGCCTTCCCTGCGGATCAAACCCTCAACCTTCCATGCTGCACATGCAGTGCCTGCCGAGGCTTGCTGACGGGCTATGATTGTGCCGTGGAAGGCGTAGGCAGAGTTGTTGGGGAGGACGATTTGGTTGTTAGTGGAGGCAGTGCTTTTGTTGGTGGTAAGGGCTTCTGGGGTGGCGTCTGTAGTATCGCTGCGGAGAACGAAGATGCCCGTTTGAGCGTCTCCGCTAGTGAAAAATGATCCCGCAGAATATGCAAACTTGGACCTAACATTTGTATATGCGTGTGTACCTAAAGCAAAAGAGTTGTTTTCAGCAGAGTAATTAAGCGAGCCTATAGAAAAAGAACTATTACCTTGCGATGTTGTGTTGCTGCCAATAGCAAAGCAACCATTGTTATTCGCTTGGACATTAAAACCAAGCGCAAGGTTCTGGGAGTTTAAGGATTTCGCACTATAACCAATCGCAATACCACCTGTCGTAGTTGCTTTAGACTGATACCCAATAGCCACCGAGTTAGACCCAGTAGCGCCGTAGCTTGAGGTGTTGTTGGTTATGGCTGCTGCGAAGGAGTCGGTGCCAGAGGCGTAGGAATTTGTTAGGGCATGAGAAAAAACGCCCGCCGACACAGCATTATAACCTAGAGCAGATGATTTATTTCCTGTTGCGCTGGATGTTTCACCTACCGCAACGGCACTAGTGTTAGTCGCTGTTGAAGACTTCCCTATTGAAATACTGTTTACGCCTCTAGCACCGTAATTTGTGGTGTTGTTGTCAATAGCAATAGAAACACCCTCTACTCCTGACGCTGAAGACCAACCCAAGGCAATAGATTTGTCTCCGCTTGCCAAAGCCCCATGCCCAATAGCCACAGCATTAGCACCTGTAGCTGACGGAGAATTAGGGCTAGAAGGGTTCTCAACATAAAGCTCAAGAACCGCAGGAATATCCTCAGCAGCCGCTGTAACGTAAACTACGGCACTGCCTGACAGGTTCAGCAGGGAACCCGTAGAACTCTCATCAAGTGTGCGTGTGAGGGTCGTCCCTGTGGCTGTGTAGGTGCCTGAGCCGATCTCCCAAGCTGTGCCATCCTCAATCGTGTAGCGGACGACATCAGTGTCAGACACACCAGCATCAGCAAAGGTCTGATAGCCACTCTCAGCCGAGCCAAGCGTGATTGTTCCAGTACCTGTTGTACTGGTGGACATCTTTGCCCGATTTACAAGAGTGACCATGGGTTACTCCTTAGGCTGGATCTGGAATGCGGATGTCTGAAGCTGTCAAGCTGAATGTGTTTCCAGAAGTTACCGCCTGAGACGCAGACAAAGAACCGGTCGCGAGCAAACGGCTATTTGACGTGTCAACGATTGCGTAGTGCGTAGCTGTGCCAGTTCCTGTGACAGACGCGCCAGTAATTGCAGCCAGCGTAACCTTGCGGCCATTTGGCGAGGCATCTGCTGGGGCTGAGATGCTGATGCTAGTCTCATTGCCCAAGCTGTAAGTGCTGGTGGCTTGCGCATAAGTCGTCGGCTCCTGAGAGCAGATGTCTACGCGGTTGCCCTCTGTGTCTAAAACGGTCAAACCGTTGTCAAACACTCGATCATTTAAAGTTGCCATTTAGAAGCTCCTAATTTTCATGCGGTGGCCAGCTCCGCCGTGTTTTGCCTTATCACTGTCATAGTTAATAGCATCAATAGCGCTTTGAAGCAATGCAGCCCAAACCTGCAAGCGGCTATCATCTGCAAGATATGGCGCGCTGTGAACTAACGACCCATACAAGTAAGCGTCAGGATAGTAAGTTAAAAGCCAATTGGAATTGTTTACGTCGCTCAAGGCGGTTGGCCTGCTATAGTAAACCATTTCAAGCGTCTGGTCTGATGATGGCGTGGGAAACAACTCAATAGAGCCGTCCGTAATTGCATAAAACCTTGAATTGTTTGCAACATTATCAGAAGACTCACGGCGGTCGAGCATTTGCGCTTGGCTAAGCATTTCAAGCCGTGTTGTTGTTCCGCTTGTAATGCTGAACCGCAAAGGCTCAATAAAGTCTTCAGGCAGCGCCGTGTACTGAGTATTTGCGATTGCAGTTGAACGCTTCTCCATTCGCCAGTGGCGAACGCTACGATTAAAATTAGCTTCAGCCAGCGCAATGAAATCTGGTATTTTAGCAATGGTGTCTGCGTCTTCACGGTTTAACCAGCCAGCAATTGAGGTTTTAAGCTCTGAATAAGTTGAAAGTGCCATCTAACAGTCCCATGCTTTACGCGACCAATAATTAGCCGACAATTTGCTATTCTTGCCCTTTATACCACCAGAACGCGCACAATACGATGCTTTTCTACTTGGGGTATTTTT